TATCCATACCTTTCTTGGGTCACAGCATACAGCTTACACAGTTGTCCATCTCGGTACCCTGCAAAGCTTGCTGGCGGATACGGATGTAATAAATTGTTTTGATACCCTTTTTCCATGCGTAAATCTGTGCACGGTTGATATCGCGTGTGGTTGCCTCGTCCTTAAAGAATAAGGTGAGGGATAGGCCTTGGTCTACGTGCTGACTTGCAGCAGCATACACATCAATAATCTTTTCTGCTCCCACCTCATAGGCATCCATAAAGTATTCTCTGTTGTCGTTTGTAAGGTATGGTGCAGGGTAGTAAACGCGACCCAGCTTTCCTTCTTTACGAATCTCAACTTGAGAAGCAATAGGATGAATAGAGCTAGTACTATTATTGATGTAGCTGATTGATCCTGTTGGCGGTACCGCCTGAAGGTTCTGGTTATACAAACCATACTTCATTACAGATTTCTTCAGTTTTTCCCAGTCTTGCTGAGTAGGAATGTCAACACCAGCCTTCTTAAAAAGACCAGCAACTTTCTTTGTTTCAGGTTTCCATTCTTGGCTAACATACTTCTCAAAGAACTCTCCAGTCGCATAAGATGAGTTCTCAAAATTGTCAAACGGCGAACCCGTCTCTTTGGCAAGTCCGTTACTCGCTTTAAGTGCGTGGTAGAGTACCGTGTAGAAGTAGATGTTTGTAAAGTCAATCGACTCTTCGTCTCCATAATGCATTCTCTCTTTTCCGAAATATCCATGTAAGTTCATTTGTCCCAGCCCAATAGCCCTTGACTTTCTATTACCTTCAGCAATAGACATAACAGACTCAATGTAGCTTAGGTCTGCTACAGATGTAAGAGCCTTGATTGCCGTATCAATACTCTTGCCGAAGTCTGGAGACTCCATCATCTTGGCAATATTAAGAGAGCCAAGATTACAGGAAATATCCTTACCAATCTCATTATAGGAAAGATCGTCGTTGTAAGTCGTAGGAGTGTTTACCTGCAAGATTTCGCTGCAGAGGTTACTCATGTTAATTCGACCCTGGATTGGATTAGCCTTGTTTACATTGTCTTCATAAACAATGTAAGGATACCCTGACTCGAATTGTAGCTCTGCGATAGTCTGAAATAGATTACGAGCATTAATCTTTTTCTTGCGAATATTGGGATTGTCTACCATTTCTTGGTAGTGCTCAGTGATTGAGATGTCCGACATTGGGACTCCGTAAATTGCGTGGACATCGTATGGTGAAAACAAATACATGTCTTCGTTGTTTTTAGCTAGCTCTAGAGTGATGTCTGGCACCACTACCCCGAGACTTAAAGTCTTAATACGAACCTTTTCGTCTGCGTTCTCTCTCTTTGTGTCAAGGAACTGCATGATGTCAGGGTGGTGGGCGTTTAGATATACAGCACCCGCACCTTGGCGAGCACCCAGCTGGTTTGCGTAGCTAAAGCTGTCTTCCAGTAGCTTCATCACGGGCAACACTCCAGAGGACTGCCCCTCAATCTTTTTGATGGGTGCACCAGCCTCGCGGATGTTGGTCATGTTCAGTGCTACACCTCCTCCTCGCTTCGACAACTGCAACGAAGAATTGATGCCGCGTGAGATCGACTCCATGTTGTCTTCGATGCGAAGTAGGAAGCAAGATACGAACTCGCCCCTCTGCTTCTTGCCTGCATTTAGGAAAGTAGGTGTAGCAGGTTGGAATCGCCCAGAAATAATCTCGTCAACGAGGTTCTGAGCAAGCTTCTTGTCGCCCCTGGCGAGCATTAGTGCATTCATGCAGACACGATCTTCAAATCTTTCGAGGAAGCGACTGCCGTCAAATGTCTTTAGTGCATAGCTAGTGTAGAACTTGTACGCTCCAACAAATGTTGGGAAGCGAAACTTGTGTGCATATGCTTGTTTAAATAATCCTTTAATAAAATCAAAGTCATATTGATCGAGCATTTCTTTTTCGTAATACTCTTGCTCAATTAAATAGTCAATTTTTTCTTCCAAGCTGTGGAAGAACACAGTATTTTGATTAACGTGATCTAAGAAGTATGCTTTGGCTGCCTCCCTGTCCTTGTCAAATTGAATTTTGCCGTTCTCATCATACAGATTCAGCATTGCGTTTAGCTCGTGATAGCTATAGTTCGTAGTCATAAAGCAGCCTTAACCTTTCTTTTACTTTTTCAACGTCTTGTTCTGTGCCAAAGATTTCTACCTTGGCAATTAGAGGAACCCTTGCTTTGGCGGATATCATTGATGCCGCCTTACAAAAGTGCTCCCCAAAATTGGTGTTACCAGTACCGATTACCCCGCGAAGCAAAGCCCTGTTCTCTGGAATGTTTAAGAACTTCTTTACTTGTTTTGGTATTGTGTGCTTGTCATTTCCGTTGCCATAAGTTGGCACTACCAACACATAATCTCTTAAGTGTTGGTATGGATTGTCATCATCCCACGCTAACGGAATACGACTAGCATCCTTGTCTAGCTTCTCTACAAACCTTTTTGTATTCTCGGAGTTGTGAGAGAAGTACACAAGATCAATAGGTAATGACAATTATACTATTCCTTTACACAAAATCTAGTACTACAACCTTAAAAATTACCCAATATTTAGATCATCTTAAACTGATCAAGATAGTCTCTCACATCATCGGTCATTTCTTTAGGCTTATAGTTTATCACATTGTCTGGGAGATCCGCAACATCTCTCTTGGGTCGGTCTCTAAAGGTGTGGATTTCTACCTCGCCAAAATTGTCACGGGGTGTGTGAGAAATTGCACCAAAGATTGCACCACAGACGGCGTCAGCCAAGTCCTTAGACTTCTTTCGGGGGTGGTCTACCCTGTTGTTCTTCATAATTTTAAGCTGTGTTAGCTCTTCAAATAGAAGATCAATAGAGGGCATGGCCAGCCGATCTTCATATACTAGCATTGCCATGTCTTCGTAGTGCTTCTTAGCTACTGATGTAGTCTCTGTTCTAATCCCTACCGCCTTTAGTTCATTTTGAATATCAAAAGACTGCCAGCGGTCAAAACTGACCATGCCTAGATCAAAACCTAGTCGTCTAAGATTTTGAATCCACTGCTTGACCTCTGACAGGTTAACTGGACCTTCAACCTTGGGCTCCCACCAAGCAACAGCATCTACCACTACAACGGGTACGACCTGATTGTAATCTTTAAGCACCTGCATCTCTACCCATTTGTCTACGTGAGCAATAGCAACAGCACACTTATCGTGCTGCTGAGCAAGGTCGGCATGTACAAAATATTTGACGTTTGGGTCTGGCTTAAAAGCCGAATCAAATCTTCTAAACGCATCTAGAGGATTACGAAGATTCATTGCGTCTCTTACTTTGTCGTGCTGCTTAAAGAATGCATCGGAGGCGAAGGTAGGCACACAAGCAAAACGCATCATGGCATCGCCCATATCAGTAAAGAATGCTAATTTAAAGTCTTCAATAGATCGTGTTGGGTTTACTTCCCAAGTAGGTCGTTTAAGGGCGTAGGTGTTTGGATACTTGTAAGAAAGGATGTGGTCTTCGTCCCAGCGAATTTCTAGAGTGTTCCCTGGTGTGTCCTCACCTAAATCTGGATTCATTACATAGGTGTGATTACGTTCAATTACGTCTTTATCCATAATTGCATCATCATACTTTTGAGAAATAAAGTCTCCTGGATAACGAGGGAATGATAGTAGGGCTACCTTACCCAAATCTGGGAATCGAGAGTCTACGGTACCACGGAAAGCCTTGTAGATGTTGTCTGCTGTCTTTCCCTGCTCATTACCCGTGCCCACCTCATTAGCGAAACCAGAGATCTCATCGAGCACTGCTACCAGGAGGTTCAGTCCCTCATGAGATTCACGCTCTGAGTGTCCTGAATAAACAGTAATAGATTTATCAAACTCAATGGAGTCCATCTTTGCAAAATACTTGCCAGCAAACCAGGGTGACTTTTCAATCTTTGTCTTAAGTCCTTTAAAGAAAACGTTCTTTGCCTGTTGTGCGTTAATGGCAACGTTAATAATATCAATAGCGTCACCAGATGGCTTACCGTAGTATCGTGCTGGATCTTTAAGACATAGAAGCTTATACACAATAAAGGCTACGGCTACGGTAGACACAAAATCTTTACCGCTACCCTTACCCAGCTGAAGGATGATTTCATTCTTTGTATACTTTTTATAATAGTCAACACCTTCTTGACCAAGCATCTCTTGCAAGTCTTGTTGTTTATAAATTTGGCTCATAGCACGAACAATATCGTACTGAATTTCAGAAAGTGGGGGTTGGTTAAGATAGTCCTCCCCCTCGACAAAAGTTTTTACGTCGACGGGGATTTCTTCAAAAGGGCTGTCCTTAAGAACCTCCAGAAAATCATCAAACATTATGAACCACCGTTACAGTTTCTCCGTCTTTGGCAACCTCGGATAGTCGCGTCATAATCTTGTCTCTAATTTCTGGGTGCTCGCTAGCAATGTCCATGAGAATTTGTTTTAAAATATCTTGCTTACGCTCAATTTCCATCATTTCTTCTGCAAGCTCTTTATTCTCGAGTAGCCCAGCCTTTTGCAACATTTCGATACGCTTGGACTCAATGTCCATCACTAACTTAATTGCCCCAGATTTTGATCTAAGGTCTCCATTGGTATCGGCATCATCGATAACCTCGTAAGACTTTGAAATGAGTCTGCTGTAATGCTCGTCAGCGGCTGTGAGAGCCTCTCTGGCTCGAGATCTAATGGCATCATTAGCTGAAGCCATCTGCTTCCACTCATTAAGATACTCAACTACTTGCTTGCGAGGCAGAGAAAGCTCTTTAGAAATTTTAGTAGGATCGCTACCCTTAAGGTATTCTCCAACTACTTTGTTGACTGTGTCAAGGTGTTGTGCTACCTTATCTTCAGGACTTGCTGACACGCTTTGCTCGCTTTCCTCTTTGGGGAACACGCTTAATTCGATCATGCTTGAACGCCCTAAACTGTTGAGGCTTGCCTCTAAAAATTTCGTGACAGTCTACCCAGGTAGCACCAGAAATTGTGTTAGTTGTTACACCTACAAACTTAAACTTAACTCCGTACTCACCCTTGACCTTAATAATATCACCAGCATTAATAGGAAAGCCGTCTACTTCCATGTAGGGCTCTGTTACGAACGGGGTTGGCTTTGCTTCTACTACATTTTTACGACGGGGCATCTTACTCCTTAGCGTGTGGCCTGGTTTCGTTTAACGAATTACTCGATACTCTATTATACACGCTCTGGTGGTAAAAGTCAACCATGTTATTTACCCCAGTATAGGAAAGGGCACTTCGTAGTCCAGCTGCAAGCTCTTCTACAACGTCCGAGACCTCGCCTATGAATGGCACTGTAGTAGAAATACCCTCGACTCCAGAAACAGATCCTCTACCTTCGTGCTGTGCTTCTGCAGAAGCCATGCCCCTAAACACTTTACGACCATTCTCTATTTCTCCTGGAGACTCTTTGGTCCCAGCCAGCATACGACCAAGCATAACAGCATTGGCACCTGCAGCAAGAGCCTTTGCGGCATCGCCAGAGTTGCGGATACCGCCATCGGCAATGATATCTGGACCTTCGCCATACTTAAAATTATTACGAATATCCATAATAGATGCTAGAGTCGGGACACCGTGACCAGTTACCACGCGAGTGGTACAAGCGGATCCACCACCAATGCCCACTCTAATAGAGTCTGCACCAGCCTCTGCTAGCCTTTCATAGCCCTCCCAAGTAGCAACGTTACCAGCCATGATGTGCATGTTGAACCCAAAAACTCGACGCAGTTTTTTAGTGGCCTCGACAGCGTGGTCGCTATGACCATTAGCTACGTCAATGAGTATGAAGGTTGCACCAGCGTCACCGAGCTTGGTTGCATGTTCTACAAAGTCTCCGACTGCTCCGACGGATCCGCCAACAATAGCACCGTTAGCCTTTGACATTTTAATGTGTCGGGCTTGTTCCTCGATGGGCATGTAGCGATGTAGAGTTCCAATACCGCCAGCTTTACGAATACCAACGGCCATTTCCCATTCGCAAACTGTGTCCATGGGTGCTGCAATTACTGGGACATCAAGAGCGAAGCCCCTACCGTCTTTGCCAATGGTAGTCGTTGTGCTAACGTCCTTACGACTAGCCACGCTAGAGTGCTGTGGCATAAGCAAGATGTCATCAAACGACAGGTGCTCTTCTGTACTATACTTTCTCATCTCTCTCCTTTGCAATTAGCAGGAGTACTAAATACCCCACCAGATCAAAAATTGTGTCGTCTCCAGGATACTCGTGCCCTCGCTGCACCCTAGAAAGCTTGTCATCGATACGAACATAGAGCTGTTCGATAGTGTCGCTCTTTGAGAATACCCGAACTGGCTCTAATGCAGAGTCTCCGTATGCTTGATTCTTGGCAATCAACATCCCTTCGATGTCGGCCATAATTTCTCTAATTTGATTTTCTGTTTGTTTGCTCATCAGTTGGCACTACCCCTAGTCTCTTCCAACACTTAATACAATTAATATATGTCATACCCGTAAATGGGCAGGATGCTTCGTGGGACTCTTCATGCTTGCATGTAAGTCGCACAAACTGCATCTTTGCTACCTTAGCAAAATGCTTAATAATTCTCAACGTTTTGATTTCCTTAGTCCGAACTTAGCTAAATAAACATAGATAGTTTCTACGCTTACCCCACATTCTTTTGCAATATCTTGAGGTGACTTACGATCCAGCTGATACCTTTTCTTAAGCCACGCCTGATTAGTATATAGTTTAGCAGCCATTGTCACTCCTGTCAATTCAGCTTTTCCCAATTGTGTATGGCATAATGCCCTACACCAATTGCATCTGCAATGTCATCATCTAGCAAAACTCTGTCATATTGAATTTCAACAAAGTGCATAGTTCTTTGTTTACGCCAAGCTCTTTCTTGTGTCTTATACCAGGAGTCACTTTTGCCTGGGTTTTCTGTTCTTAGCATTTGTTTTTCTTCTTTGGTCAACCGTCCGTTACCAATAAAGGTTTGCCAAGCAATGGGGTTGATAGACTTAATTTGCTTTACCCCAGAATTACTGATAGCTCCTAAAATTGCACCCTGCACCAGAGCAAGATCTGCTGCTGTTTTTGGGCTATTCATAAAAACAGTGTGCTCAATGACTACCGCATCTGGAACTCCATAAAGATCAAAGAAGGCCTCGATCTTAACTGCAGCATCTGCAACTTTCTCATAAGTTGTTGCACCTTTAAAATTAATTTTGCCAACTGCCTCTAGATCATTACGATTAAAAGAGGCAAATGCTAAACTGTTTGTGCTTGCGTCAATGGCACAAATGTTTACTGGTCTAGGATTTATCTGGCTTAGCTTTACCATCTGCCATTCCTTTAATTTCTCTTAGAACCCTGTTAACATCTTTAGGATTTACTACACAGCTGTGGCAAATCGCATCGTCATTGTAGGCTGAAAGCTTTTGGCCACAATCTTTACAGTATCTAGATTGCCCCATCATTTTGTGACGACGAGCAATAGCATATCTTTCAGCTATTTTTTCTTTGGTAGCTGCTTCTCTGCATTCGGGAGAGCAGTAGATTTGATAAGAAACTTTAGACTTAAAAGTGGCATCACACCATTGACAGTGCTTCATCGATTGGCTCCAGTGAGTTAATTTTAATTTCTCCCTCACCAGCCTGATCGCATACCGCCCGAAGAGGACAAGTCTTGCAAATCTTTGAATTGGATCGGTAGTTCTTTTTAGGCAAAAGCTTGTCTTCCCAAGCCTTGCGAACTGTCCTCATCCATTCAAATGTCTGGTCTACCCACTTAATGTAATAATCATTTACTTCAACAGGTATCGCTAAAAGTTCATGATTATTTTTGTTCTCGTAAAGTATAACACCTTTACGTTTTTTAAGTATTTTCATATAAATAAGAAGCTGAATCAGGTGGCCTGTCTTAGGCTTCCTGGTCTTTTTTCTGTATTCAAAGCCCTCTTGCATGGCTGTCTTAATTTCTAGAAGAAGCTCTTCCCCTTCCCACTCAACCATTGCATCCCCAAAGCCAAAGATTGGAGGATCTTCATAAGTAATCTTAAACTCGTCTTCGATCATGATGCCAGAGTCTTTGATGGCTTGCTGAATGCGTTCGTGACCCTTGATTCCATTAGTCATATTGGCACCAGCAAATGGATCTGCATAGTCCTCAAAGGTGCCCCCTTCAAAGGCTAGGTACCAGTACCTTGCACATTCACCATGACCATATGCAATGGTCGAGGGGGCAAAGCTCTTCTTTTGCTGATGCCTTGGACCACGCTTAGCAATGTATCCAGAATTAATCTTTTCGACTAAAGCATCTAGCCCATTATTTTTGGGTGACTGTGCCCCCATGACCTGTTGCAATAAGTTTTTTGACATTATGAATTACCGAGTGATGTACTTAAGTGCTGAAACTAAATTGTTAACTGCCTCAGCTGCTGTATAGTACAAGTTTTTCTTCGGCCTATCTCCTTTATCTACGTTTGCCATCCACGTAGCCCTAAAAGAAAGTTTTGCTGCAATTGCTTGCAACCTCACAATCTCCATAGTGGCTACCTGAATGGGGATATCTGGCTTAACAATTAGCTTAGAAATCATTACGAGAGCGTGCGTAAGCTCCTCGTCTTCCATGTATTCGTTAATTTCTGCTAGACCGTTAACCAGATCGATTGTTGTTTTGTTTTCCACCATACTATTATACCACTCCCTCGGAGCTAACGATTTCCCTCTTTTCCTTAATCGTTACACTACTAGCTCCAGGTAGCCAAGGAAGAAGAACCTGATATAGCTCTTCCAAAAGAACGACATCTTGGATCTGATACTTCTTCATTTCACGCCAGGCTTTGTCGTCTCCGTTCATACAATTAATCCACAGATCAAAACCTGAGTGCTTTACTTTTGCCCCCACGCCTAACTGTTGTGCAACATAGTCAAGCTTGTTAGAAGGAAACTTAAAGTTAGCCTTTACGACACTCATAAGGTCAAGGTCTTTGACCACTGATGGTGGTGTCATGCCATTTTCAAGGAACTCTCTTTTAATGTGTTTATGGTCAAAAGCAGCAGAGTTCCAGCCCACGAGGGCATCTGCCTCTTCCATCATGGCGTGTAGCTCTTCTAGCATAGCTTTCTTGCCATCGTGATGTACAGATTTAAAAGTCACTTTCTTTTTGCCCTGCCACTTTGCACCAAAGCACATCATTTCAGTAGACTTAATAATCTGATTAATACCAATGTTTTGATCCCAAAGACCCCAGGTATAAACCTGCATTGGTGTTGTTTCGATATCCAGCATTAGGATTTTCATTATTCTCTCTCTTCCAGCAGTTGCTCTAGCAGCGATAGCTCGATAACTGCTAGTCTTGTTTTCTGTGTTTCACCCAGAACTACTACTATAGCAGGATCTGCGTTAGATTTCAAGGCATCGGTTACAGCTTTTGCCCAAACATCTTTATTTAAGGTAAAGCTTTTGCCTACCTCTTTAAAATCGATTACAAAGTTTTCCCAGCTAGCGTCACCCTTTTTAGTATTGCGACCACTGTTCTTGTGTAGCTTTGCACCAATTCTTTTACTTTCGCTCTTTTCGCTCATAGTCTCTCTTTGTCTTTTTTGTTTCCAGGCTGACCTTAGACATGTGCCCACTGGAGCATAGCCAGGTCATCTGCTTGCTTGCAACATAATGCCTCATTGTGCCAACGTTTTCTTTACAGGTATGACAAGGAAAAATTCCCTGATACACGCTATACCTACTAGCCATTAAGCTGCTCTACAATCTTATTGCGAAGGTCTTCGTCTTCTTTTACTTTGTTGACAAAGCCGTCCCTGCCTTGAACCTTGGAGCCGTCGGGTAGCAGGTACCAGGCACCAGTCCTTTCTACAATGCCAGCAAGCTCAGCGGTATCTACAAGGTCTGCAATCTCGTCTACCCCAATGTTGTCACCTCTAAAGTAAAAGTCGTATTCTCCAGACTGGAATCCAGCAGATGTCTTTGAGAACTGAAGCTCCCAACGAATCTTGCGACCAATCTTTTCTTCGATTAGCTTGTCTCCTACTGGAATCTTACCCTTAAGAGCCTGATTATCTGACTCAGAACTAAACAACTTAATTACTGTAGAGGAGTAGAACTTGGTAGCCTGTCCTCCCGATGGTTGCTGACTAGTGTACATAGCGTTGATGTTATTCCTGGACTGCGAGATCAGGATAAACAATGTTGGCTTTACCTTATTGTTAGCATAGTTAATCATCTTCCATGCATTGCTAAAGTCTCTAGACTCTGCACCAATCTGCTTAGTATTTTCTAGCTGCTTAAGATCCTCTGTGCCCTTCTCGAAATAGATTGCGGGTAGCAGGGATGTAATACTATCCACTACAATTAGGTCTACGCCAGCCTCCATAAGTGCAACACCTACATCTACCATTTCATTAATAGTACGAGCTTGAGAATAGATAAGCTGCTCTGTGTCTACCCCGAGACCTTTAGCCCAGTCTTCCGAGTAGGACATCTCAGCATCGATCCAAGCACACAGCTTGCCTGCTTTCTGTGCCATTCCAATAGTCTGCAAAAGCATAGAAGACTTGGCACTTGACTTACTTCCCCAAACAAGTACTTGTCGGCCATAGGGCAGCCCTCCTCCCAATGCTCTGTTTAAACCAAAGCTTGGTGTTGGCTGCTTTTCAATCTCAATACCAACGCCACTTCCGAGAGTTTTTCTAATTTTAGGGTCTAGCTGTGCTAGAGCCTCTTCAATTGTGGTGGTCAAAAACGTACACCGTGCCTTTCTGGTCTTGTTTTGTTATAGTTTGCTTTACGTTCCATTGCATCGTCTAGTGAATGTTCTACATATCCATTATCGTACATTCCCCGCCAAAGGTCAAGTGTTCGAATGAGAATGTCTGCAAGTTCTTCTACGACTTCCTGGCTCCCCTTGTCCTTACGAACGGCCTCCATGACCTCAGTGGCCTCTGATACGATCATCATGCACTGCTTTGCAATAAAGATATCGTCTACAGTGTGATTCCAAAAGCCCTTTTCTACGGCTGTCTCGTGCAGCTGTGTTGCTAGTTCCTCAAACATGTACATCCTCCAATATAACTGTTCCGTCTCTTGTTTTTCCAAAAGAGAATTTGTATGCATTTCCCTCCTTGATTTTCATATAGGCTGTTGCAAACGTTGTGGGGAATACCACAATGGAGTGCAGGTCCCTTGAAGCATCAGCCACTGTTAGAGTGGCCATCTTCTTGCCAGCCTTAGTGATTCGTGGCTTAAATGAAACCACAAACATTTCTTCATCTCCAAACGGCAATTGTTTGTAGTTTAAGAATTGTTTGCTCTTCGTCAAAAATTCCAACCGAGCCCGTCTTATCCAAGATCTCAACACGAGACCACCCTTTTCCTCTCTTAATACCTTTTACCATTCCCATTAGAACAAATGAGCCCTTTTCTTCAAAGTCATTTACCTCGGAAATAAATGCGTGATAGTGTGAAGGCACCGTAATGTTAAACTCTGGCAAGTTTAAGTACTCATATAGGTTCTGCCTAATCTCCTCATCATTACGAGGGTTGTCGGGGAATGTGGCTGCCCCAACCGTTCTAAGGGCTTGTAGAGACCTTGTATTGACCCCTGTGCCCTTTCTAGTCGTAAACTCTTCTAGCTCAGCGTATGAGTTAAATGGACGAGCCTCGATGTATTTAGAGGCAATGTTTTCAGAGATATACTTAATTCCAGTTAGACCAAAACGAATACCCTTGCCCTCAATCTTAAAGTCCATGTCAGAATCATTGACATGTGGCAAACGAATAGGAATATTCATACGCTTAGCCTCGATCAGATAATCTGTGCGAGTATCCTTG